GATGTTTTGGCCAAATTGTGGTAAAGTTCAATTAAGTGATATTCTGGTACGATACTCTGGTACAGTTAAACCACAAAAAATTGGTATTTTGGTATGGTATTTGGCCAAATCCTGGTGAACTTCCATTATGGTATAGTACACTGTACACTATAAAATAAACAAAACCTGGTATTTTGGTACGGATTCACCCCTCTTTCAGGCAAACAACACCGCAATAATTAGGCGTTTTAACTACACGTAGAAATTAAATAGTTTTGCAGGGGTTCTAGCATCTTTTTTTTCAATGATTTTGCGTATATAAAAAAATCAACTTTCTTGTATACCACAGATACTTTACCGCCGCATTCCTACGGTATGGTACTAAAACAACCAAAAACAGCAAACCTACAACAAACCTACAACAAAACCTGGTACAACCTACAACACCTTGACAACCGTTGCAAACCTTGTATAATTACAATAAAGGAGTTTAAATGAGCCAAAACACGGAGTTTCGCAGGAAGTTAGGGAATCTAGGTATACACAAAGGTCGGATGGATGATGTGTCCATCACCATGTGGGACGCAGTCCCACAGTGTGATCCACAATCCTGCGCACTGGCTGAAACCTGCCCTTATCAAAAGGTTGGTAGATGTACTCTACGGGTTAAATACCTTGCTAATATATTTGAGTCCATCAGAAGTGTGCCAGAAAACATGGATCCAATGACCATTCTAAAAATTGGTATGCACATAATACCACTATACTCACAACTTTGCCGGTTCAAGATGGAAGAGTACAACTGTGCTACCATGATGACTGATAGTAAAGGTAACCAAAAAGTTAATCCAATCTTTAGAGAAATTAGAGAAACAATAAAATGCTGTAGCAGTCTTATTGCTGAATTAGATGGTACTGTCGCTGGTTTACCTGCTGACGGTGATACTGACTACTATGACAACCTGTTCAATAACAGCAATGTTGCTCCAAGTGAAAATGAAAAGCGGACTGAACGGGAGAAAGTAACCGCTAAGAAAAAGAAAGCTAGGTTAAAACGGAAGAACCAATGACCAATCTATTGCATGGTACACGTACCAAAAAAACACACCGATTATTAAAGCGGAAGATAACCTATAGAGATGGTGGTCTTGGTTTTATTAAGTGGTGTGAAGACTTTGTATCCATACCTGTATATCATGACGGTGGTTATATTCCTAAGTGGACACCAATGAGTAATCTACCAACTGATATTGATCCAAAGACCGGTCGTAGTTACCACTCCTTTTGGGAAAACCAAAAGTATGTTCTTACTGATGCTTTGCAGATGAAAGGTGGTCGGTTTAAACACCGACTAATTATATTTTGTTGGCCCCGCGGAGAAGGCAAAAGTTTTGTTGCGGTTTTAATACAAATGTGGAAGTTCTTTTGCTTTCCACGACAGTACATTATGCTTGGTGCTAACTCTCGTGACCAGACCAAGTTTGTTCATTACCAAATCTTTGTGGATATCATCCTAAATAGTCCTAAACTTTTAAGAATTATCGGTCGAAAAAACATTCAAGAGAAAGAGATTAAACTTAGGGACGGTCGTGGTAATATCGGTTCTTTTATCCGTACCATCTCCACCTCTACTGGTATTGTTTCCAATGTTACTGGTTATACCTTCTCCGAAATGTTTGATATGGTCAATCCAAAGTTCTTTATCCAGCTTGATGGTTCTATCAGAAATATACCTAATGCTCTTGGTGTTATTGACAGTACCGTATCCGTTAAATCCCACATCTTGTATAAATTGTACCAAACCTACATTAAGAATAAAGATCCATACCTATTCTTTTCTCATAGAGAAAGTCTAGATGCCAGAACCGAGGATTACTGGTCACCGCAGATGAGCCAAGACCAGTTAGATTCCTATCAGAATAAATTTCCCACCAGTGAATTCGCTCAATACTTCAAAAATACTTGGGAGGCTGGCAACCGGAGTTTCTTCACTGAAGAGATGGTAAATGCTACTAACTATCTAGGAGTTGATGGGACGCTCGGTATGCAACAGAAGATCGTTGACATACTCACACATGCAAATTCGATAAAACAGAAGGAGAAACAGAGCACCTCAGCCCTCCTGCATCTCAAGACTACTGACTTAGAAACAACCCTTTTATTAAAGCCCCTGATCAAAGTTTCTTCCGTTTACACTTTGCATACCAGTTCCAAACATCCAAGGATGTGTTCTATAACCGAATTGAAAGCTCTCAGTGATTTATACCAAACGGACTTCGCCATTTTAGTTGGTACTGACCGAGCTGATCCTATGAAGATTGATCTAACTACTGGGGCAAGAACCATAGTCACTGTTGTTGCTAAAGGGCTACCCAACTCCAAGAATAATCCAGATGCCTATATTGAAGAAGGGCAAATCAAAGAATATATTTATTTTCTAATCCATCTTGCTCATGTGGAATCAAATGAATTAACCCATGTTAAAGCGGTTATCAAATCCTGTGTGGATGAATATGATGGTATAGAATCCTTTTGCTCTGAGCGTTGGGGTATGTGGGATGTAAATGATTGGTGTACTGAACAGGATATTAGCTTTGAACCTATATCACCAAGTTATGATCGGCAGAAGGAGGCTTTTTCTGAACTGTGGACTCTTTGTAAAACTGGTAAGTTTAAAACACCAGAGATACATGTTGCTGGTTCAAAGCAGGATGATATTTTAAAGGAGGAGGCTCTTGCATTTGACCATAACCCATTTAAGAAACATTATGGTAGTAAGGAGAAGGGTGAAAAGTTTGGTGTGCAGGATGACGCAATTTATAGTCTCGCCTGGTGTATCTACGGAGGACGTATGCTCGGACCACAAGATTTTAGGGAGCGAGAATCAAAAATAGTATTTGGAGAGATGTTCGGTAACAAACTATTAGTTGGTAACTATTAGCAATCCTTTGGAGGAAGATATGAGAAAAAATGAACAATTAACACAAGAGAGATTAAAAGAACTTTTGCATTATAATCCAAAGACCGGTATATTTATTTGGAGGGTAACCCGTGGAAGTCGGGCAAAAATTGGGGAAGTGGCTGGGCATCTTCATACCAGTGGTTACATCATTATCATAATTTGTGGGGTTCCATATAAAGCTCATATACTAGCTTTTCTGTACATGATCGGGCAGTTTCCTGAAAATCAAATAGATCATAAACACAGAAATAGATCTGATAACAGATGGAGTGAAATACGAGAGGCAACACAATCTTGTAATACAAGGAACACTGGAAACCGTTGTGATAATACTTCTGGTGTTAAAGGGATTCATTGGAGCAAAAGCAAAAGGAAATGGGGTGCGTATATTAATATAAATAAAAAACAGAAATATCTTAAATGTTTCGATGATTTTGATGAGGCAGTTTGTACCAGACTGGCAGCAGAACAATGTCTTGATTGGAGTAATTGTGATTCCAATAGCCCAGCTTTTCAATACGTTCAACAAATGTTAGGAGACTATAATGAGCCAGGAAGAAAAGATTAAATTAATTGATGGGTTGACTAATGACCAAATTATGCAGCTTGGCCCTCTCGCTGTGACCCCTTGGAGTTACCAGGAAACCAATAAGGAAATTCATAGGGATGAGGATGGTTTTGCTATAAACCCAACTGGCAACCTTGCTAATTTTTCCCAACTTCAAAAGGAGTGTTGGGAAAAATTCGTGATGAACCCCCAGATCAATAGCCACACACGTGATTTTATGGGGAATCTAACCGGAGCCGGTTTTCAGACCAGTTCTGATGTTTCTGAAGTAAATGATGTCATAACCGAGATTTCAGAAGACCCAAGGAACGAATTGCATAAAAGAATGCCTCAATATGCAGCAAGGGCGGAAATTGAGGGTGAATTATTCTTACCATTAACTGTGCATACAGATGGTTTTGTAGAAGTAGACTTTATGGAACCGCAAAGCCTGAAAGGCGGCGGAGATGACAATTCTGGTATTTATTTTCACCCAAAGAAACAAACTATGCCCCTAATGTATCGTTTTGAGCAGACAACAAAGAAAAACGGCACAGAAATCATTCATGTCCCTTCTATTTATCTTGCACACTACCCAGAAATGTTCCGTTTAATAAGCGGAAACTCTAATATTACTGCTAAATCGTTGAAATTGTCACGTGGTGTGGGTAGAAAATACAGTAAACTGAATGGTTTTAAGTCCTTCATTGTAGCCTGGGAAAGAGGGTTTTTAACTAAAAGGAATGTTTCCCATATCAGAACAACTATTGTATGGATCAATCATTACGAAAATTTGAAGAAATGGGAGATAGATCATAAGAAATCTAGTGGTTCTTACTTGTGGGTAGCCTATATGGAGGATGCAAAAGCCTATAGAACCTGGTTGAAACTGACTGATGAACAAAAGAAAAGTACTGGTTTGTTTGCTAAAAAGGTTCCAGGTGGTACTTTAGTTATGCCTCCAGGGGTAAGATTAGAGTGTGTGAATCCAAATCTCCCCTCCATATCGGAGCAGGATACAGATATCATGCAGATGGTAGTTTCAGGGCTTAACTCTCCAAGTGATATGGTTACTGGAACTAGTAAAGGGTCCACATTTTCCGGAGTGAAGGCATCAAGGGCACCACAATCAGATAGGATTAATAATCAGAGAGAATACTTTGAAAGATTTCTTCGGTATGATTTTTGGCGCGGTATATTCATGCTTCGAAGCAAGATGATTAATTTCCCAGAGACTTATGCGATCAAAGAGGCTACGGAATTTAAGAACCGGGAACCAATTTACAAGACTGTCAAGAAAAAGCACTACCAAGTAATAGACTTTGAATTCCCGACTTCTGAGATTTCTGATCTTGAGGGTAACACC